CCTGCAAGGAAACCGGCAAATGGCCGGGATACTCTCGCGGAATCATTGAACTCGAAGTGCCTTTTTTTGAGAAACGCCGTTGGCTCAACGATCAAACTTTGCCGACCGAAGGCGCGGCGAAAGACTTATGAAAACAAAATTGATTACATCCGCGCCGAAGGTTGGCAGCAGTGCCATGGTTCGGCGAAAATGCGCCGCGATTTACGGCCCCGTGCCCGGGACAGACGGAACCAAGTGGGTCTGCATAGCTTTGGACGGAAACCTCCGATGGAAAACTGCCGCCGAGTGCGACTCTGAAGAAGATGCCAAACAATGGGCAAAACGAACACGGAACCACTGGCGCAAGTTTTCTGACATGCAGGTTTGCACCCGCCTTGCGCCGAACAAATAATCACCACCCAAACACATGCCTAATAACAACATCAACATCAGCTTTGACATCCTCAAAGTTCAAGGAGCCAAAAAAATCACCGGCAAAGACGGCAAGGAATACGTTGCCATCTGCATCCCGGAAAGTCGCATCAAGCGTTTCCAGCGCAAAGATGGAACTGAAAGCCTGTTCCTTGAACTCGACATCAAATCCAATCGTGATGGCGAGGACAAGTTCGGCAAAACTCACTTTTGCTCAGAAGCCACCACCAAGGAGGAACGGGCTAACAAAGTAAAAATGCCCATCATCGGCAACGGAAAGGAGTTCATCTTCAATTCAGGTGGAGGTGGTTCCAAGCCTACTCCACGTCCAGCGAAGCAAGAGTCGTTTGCGGATGATCCAAACGGATCGGACGAGATTCCGTTCTGAGCAACCTTAACACCCCGTTGGCCGAGGGGAATATCGGCCAATTTATAATATGAAGTTACACATAGGAATAGACCCCGGCGCGTCAGGAGGAATTGCATTTATTTCTGACAACAATCCAGCGAAAGCGTGGGCCGTAAAAATGCCTGATACGTTGGCTGATTTGTGGGATGAACTTAGCAAGCATGAGCCTAGATGGGCTGGCGTAGAAGGCTTTGTTGTCCACGCATGTCTTGAACGTGTCCACTCTATGCCGGGACAAGGTGTTGCCTCATCGTTCAAATTTGGTCAAGGTTTCGGACATCTTGAAATGGCACTCACCGCTGCACGCATTCCGCATACCTATGTCACTCCGCAGAAATGGCAGAAAGAGCTTCAATGCTTGACCAAGGGCGACAAAAACGTGAGCAAAGCACGGGCGCAGCAGTTATTCCCGCATATCAAGGTGACTCACGCGATTGCTGATGCCCTTCTCATCGCTGAATACTGTCGGAGGATGAATAACTAATGCCCAACGCTAAACAGCCATCCCCAGCACGCAGGCTCCACGAACAAATGGGACGCTTGCTTAACGGGACAAAAGCTCACCATGATGAAGTCACGCAAATCCTCATTGCGTTTTTGGCGATCCAAGTTGCAAGTTACAATCCGCTTGAGCGCATAGACGTTTGGGATGCGGTGATTGATACCCTTGACGATATGATTGAAGAAATCAGCGATTTGAAAAACGAAGAAATCACAATACAAAACTGATATGACATCCGAATCCAAACTTGAAGCAGTCTGCAAAGAACTTGACGAGGCAAATGCAGAACTTAACATAAAATATATTGAGTATGACAGGTTGTTCGATGAGGCAGAGAAAATTAGGCAAGAACGCGACGAGGCTCAAACCAAACTCAAAGAGGCCACGGAGCTAATGAACGATGCCATGTGGCAGCTTATGATTTTTCTGAAACCCGCAGACACAAAAACTCAAGGCATCATCAAAAAACTTCAGGAAGCTCTTGTCTAAAATAATTCAAAAAACATTCAGAATCCCTATTGACTCTCGTTCGCCTTTGTGCGAGCAAACCTATGTCGCAAGACAACCCACAATATGAAAACAAATAATAACATCATCACCAACACTGAAACCATCCGTCCTCTTGTAAGGGGATTCTACGATCTGCAAAAGCTACGCATCCACACGGGCAACCGTTTGTGTGCTCAGTTCCGCGCCAAGCTAGGGCTGCAATCTTCCGAGAAGGAAGAAGAAGATGAGAAGGCCGAAGAAGTCCTCGACATCATTCGTGCTTCATACAAGAAGCTCACCGATGGCGTGAAGAAGGAACTCCCCAACATGAAGTCCTTCGTGGGCGACGAAGTGATCTCCGACTACACCGAGCTTTGCCTTGTCTCGCAATACATTGACCTTGAATCCCGCGAGAGCACTCACCTTCGCCGCATTGAAAACATCGTGCAGGAACACCCATTGTGGGATGCGTTCTTTGCAAAAGTGCGTGGTTGCGGCCCTACAATGGCTGGCGTCATCCTGTGCGAGATTGACATTACTCGCGCTACTTATCCGTCAAGCCTTTGGCAATACTCAGGCTTTGGCGTTGAAGCAGACGGACGTGGAACCAGTCGCCGCAAGGAGCACATGCACCGCATCAGCTACACGGACAAGGATGGCAAACCTGCCGAGCGTGATGGCATTCGCTACAATCCTTGGCTTAAGACCAAGCTGTATGTCCTTGGCACTTGCTTCGTCAAGGCTGGTGGCCTTTACCGCTCATACTACGACAACTACAAGAACCGCTTGGAGAACAGCCCGAAATGGATGGAAGCAAGCAAAGGACACCGCCACAACGCCGCGATGCGTTACATGATTAAGCGGTTCCTCGTTGATCTTTACAAGGCTTGGAGGCCGCTTGAAGGTCTGCCTGTTGCGCCAGAATACGGTGAAGGCAAACTCGGCATTATCCACGGCCAAGTTAAGCTGCCAATGGCGGCATAAATTTTGTCATTTCTGATAAGTCACCCAAAGTGTAAAAGCGAGTCACGTTCTTGAAGTCACCCATCGAGCGCAAGCGAGTCACCCAACATAATAAAGCGAGTCAACGATTGGAAGCCACCCGTGTCAGTTTAGCGAGTCAGCCATCTTCAGTCATCCAAAGCTGAAAAGCGAGTCAATTCGTTAGAGTTACCCATAGCCCGCGAGCGAGTCATCACCTTGAATAAAACCAAAGCCTCGAAGCGAGTCAATTCCTTAGAGCCATCCATTGCCCCGTAGCGAGCCATTGATCTAAAGCCACCCAAGTAGTGAAAGCGAGTCAGTATGCTAAAGCCAACCAAAGCCCATTTGCGAGTCAACTAACTAGAGACACCCAACATCTTGTAGCGAGTCAACTATGAGCGACTATTTGACATCAACTTCTGCGTGAATATATGCAGAGTGCCGTGTGGAAACGGCAGATCAGAGACAATGAACCTAAAACTACATCCTCCCCACCTTGCAGGGCCGCCGTCTCTCGGTTTCCACCCCTGTTTGAGTGGGGAGGGCCGTTTTAGACAATGAACAACTGGTATGCCAATTTACTTTTAGACCATCGTTGGTTGAAGAAGCGTCGAGAGCAATTAGCCGTTGACAGTTATCAATGCGTTTCTTGTCGGAAAAAGCTCAATGAAGCTACGCTGGTGGTTCATCATATAGGTTATGTAACTGGTTGGATGCCTTGGGATTATCCATCTGATTTACTGCAAACCCTTTGTCTTGAATGCCACAATAAACAGCACGGTGACAAGAAACCCATTTATGCTGTTTGCCATTTATGTGGTATCTTAACGCCAGAAGAACAGATCAATGGGCGAGACGAGAAGCATGAGTGGATTTGCGAGCCTTGCATTTTGAAATCCATTAAGGAGGAAAACGAATGAAAAGATTTACTGAAAGTAGCAAATGGTCAGACCCTTGGTTCCGCCGATTATCGGGAGCAGCTAAGATGCTCTGGTTCTACGTTTTAGATCATTGCGACAATGTAGGGATTGTTGAGATTGATTTACAATTAGCATCACAAGATTGCGGCATAAAATGTAACGCTGAAACAGTTGCCGAATTAGGTGATCGTATTCAACACATCGGCGGGAATAAATATCTTATTGGCAAGTTTATCAGCTTCCAATATGGCAAGCTGAGTCCTTCATGCCGACCCCATGAAAAGATTCTGGATGCCATTGAATCCAATGGATTGACTCAGGTTGGCAAGGTTTATGTTTATCCAGTTTCGCAAAAAGATAGGGTATCAATACCCTATCAAGATTTTACAGATAGGGTATCAGATACCCCTAAAGAAAAAGAAAAGGAAAAGGATAAAGAAAAGGAACAAGACAAGAATAAGGATACCCTTTGCACAAATCGTGCTAAAGCTACTCGCCAAGAAATTGACCAATTCTGTCGGGATAATGGACTTTATCCAAGGGATGCAGAATACCTTTGGTCGCGTTGGGAAGGCAATGGTTGGATGAACGGCAAATCCAAAATAAAGGATTGGCGTTTGACCATCAAGGCTTGGGTCGCACAAGGATATTTGCCGAGTCAGAAGCAACGCCTTCCGATTGATTTTTGGCCCTCAACGGAAACTTCTCAAGAGCAGTCCGAAGAATCAATCACCCTTGATAGGTTTTTGAAATCCATTCAGGAGCGTTCTGCCATTTCTCAGGAAAGCGAACCTGATACTCAACTTGAATCTGATTCCGACGAACTGTTCTGATGCAAACTTTATCCGACATCTCGGCTCGTTTGGCTGGTCAAGCTCTCAAGGTGGCTCAAATGCTTCTTCCCGCTGGAAAGTTGGAAAGCGGCAGGGATTGGGTGTGCGGCGATGTAACTGGCAAACCGGGAGATAGCCTTAAAGTTACCATCACAGGGGCTTATGCAGGGCAATGGCGCGATTGGTCAACCGACTCCGATAAAGGAGATTTGATTGATCTTTGGCGTTTGTCCAAAAACATCACAGCAGGGGAAGCTGTTCGCCAAGTTAAGGAGTTTCTTGGCATTGTTGATCCTGTCAAAATGGAGCGGAAAAATTACCGCCGACCTCCAGAAATCAAAAGTAGCAATCTTCATCCAGAAGGTCAGGCCATGAACTTTCTCAAAAATGAGAGAAAACTGACCGAAAACGCCATTTCTGCGTATTTGGTGCTAGGATGCCCTGAGAAGCGTTGCATAGTGTTTCCAAGCTACTCACCTTCAAAGGAGCTTCTAAACCGTTCTTACCGCACTCTAGGGGCAAATAAACGGGTTTGGCAAGATGCTGAGTGCGCTCCATCTCTTTTTGGGTGGCAAGCCATTCCAGAACAGTCTTATCGAGACAGAAAGATCATCATTTCGGAAGGGCAGATTGACGCAATGACTTGGTATCAATGGGGATTCCCAGCGTTAAGCATCCCAAACGGTGCTGGAATGTCATGGATTGAGCACGAATGGGAGAACCTAGAGGCTTTTGATACAATTTACATCGCTTTTGACGCCGATGGTCCCGGTGCAAAATTCACTGAAACCGTGGTAAATCGCCTTGGTAAGCATCGTTGTCTGATTATTACGACACCGAAAAAAGACGCAAATGATTGCCTTAAAGCAGGTTATACGAAGGATGATGCCGCTGAATGGGTAAAGAACGCCAAGACTCCAAGTCTGAAAAAATTAATCTTAGCCAAAGATTTACAGTCACGGATTGAACAAGAGATGCTTCCTAAACCGGAGCCGTTCACGTTGCCTTTCCTAAAGGTGACAACGTGGGAAACAAATCAGGAAGGATTTTGGTATCGTCCCGGTGAGGTTACAATTGTCGCCGGATACAGCAGCGCAGGGAAAACAACCTTTTTGAATTTCCTTATGTGCAATTTGTTGGCCGATATGAACAAGATGTTTGTTGCCAGCCTTGAAATGCCATGTGCTCAGTTGCTTCTCAACCTCATCAAAATGTTCGATGGGAACTGTTCACCACAAACAGTTGAACATTTTTTGAAGCACGCTGGCGATAATATCGCTTATGTGGATCACATTGGTTCGATGGGGGAGAAAGACTTGCTTGAAATGATGTGGTTCGCCCATCGTCGTTATGGTTGTGAGCATTTTATTATTGATTCACTTATGCGGATTGAATCGCTTGAAGAAGATTATCCAGCGCAAGGTAAGTTCGTTCAGGTTTTACAAGATTTTGCAAAACAAACTGGATGCCATGTTCACTTAGTTGCTCATCTTGGTAAGCCTCCACAAGTCACGCCAAAAGGATTTAGGCCATCTATGTATGCTGTTAAGGGTAGCAGTTTACTTGTAAATGGGGCTGACAACATCCTTTTACTCCAAAGAAACATGGAGAAAACTAAAGGGGAATACACCGATGAACAGAAAGCATCCATGCACGATGTTGAGATAATTGTAGAAAAGCAACGTGCTACTGGATGGACAAACGCTATCAAGTTGAAGTATCACCCAGCCAAACGCACGTTTAGCAAAATGTAACCTCTTGCAAAACTCACCTTGACGCATAACCTTCTGTTAAATGGCAGTCGCCGCAAAACCAGTCAAAGATAATCGCGCCATCAAATATGGGCGTGTTTGGCCCAACAAACCTTGGGGTCCAAAGGGCAAGATTATCCCTTGTCCTGAGTGGTATATGGAGCTTTGCATTTTGCGTGGCTATGACCGAATGAAAGCCATTCCGGGCAACAAGTTGGTGAGTTGGCCGCAGCATTTTGTGAACTTCACCAAAATCGTGTTTGGTGATCCAAGGGGGATTTTTTATTTTGAGTGGAATCCAAATTCAATGCGGATTCTAGGCAACTTCTACAAGCACAACATACTTGCAATAGCGGGTCACAAATCGAGTTCTAAGACCGAAACCCTAGCCCTCATAGGTGCAATGTGGTTCTTCCTATTCCCAAAAGATACTAAGGTCATAGTAACTTCCACTACGGTAGCAGCAGCCAAAGACAAGGTATGGGGGAAGATCAAACTCATCTGGATTCATCTGGAGAAATATTTTGGCTCCAACTTCATGCCGGGGAAGCTGGTGGATTCGCAGAACCGTATTCGATTTGAGCATGATGGAGTCAAGAGTGAAACGAGAGGCATCGTCCTTCTGGCATCCGAAAGTTCCTCCGAGAAAGAGTCTGCTGACAAGCTGCAAGGCACGAAGGCCGAACGAATGATTGTGATGGGTGATGAGTTCGCCACACTCAAGCATTCGCTTCTCAACACGGTGCTGAACAACCTTACGGCTAACAAGCAGTGCAAGTTGGCAGGGGCATTCAACCCGAACTCGTTTTATGATCCCGGTGGCATCATTTCCCGTCCCAAAGGAGGATGGGCGACCATCACCGAGGACGATGACGAATGGGAAACCGAGATTGAGCCTTTTGGCCTCAAGGGGTATTGTATCCGATTTGACGGTGAGAAATCGCCAAACGTGGTTCTTGGTGAGGAACGCTGGAAGGGGCTTCTTACCCTTGAAAAGCTGCAACAGATTGGTCCGATTGGAACCAAAACGAAGGGCTACTACGAGCAGATTCGCGGTTTTTGGAGTCCTGCTGGCGATCTTGATTCCATCTACACCGAGACGGAAATCGTCAAGTATGGGGCTGAT